TGAGCTGGAGCATATGCCGATACAGATCGACATTGAGCGCGCCATCACGCGACTGCGTGCCGCAGGGTTCAGCGCCGAGGCGGATGTGCTGCTTGGTCGCGGGGATGCCGCATGGGTGATGCTGCGCGCGCTGCGCGACGCCCTGCGCCGGATGGACCCCGCGTGGTGCGAGCTGCACCAGCAATCGCAGCTGTCGGACGAGGAATTCGACGACGTGCTTGGCACGCTCGAGGATCTGCTGGAGGGCGACCTTTGACCCTGCACACGCACGCCGGTTCCCTGCCGACGCACCAATATGTGTGGATTGAACCGCGCGCGATCGGCGACCACCCGTGGATGCGCGCGGTCTGGTTCGGGCTCGCGTCGTTTCCCGGCCGCGCGTGGGGGTGCCATGTGATGCTCGAGTCTGGCGCCGTCTACCGCAACGTGCCGCTGCACCAGCTCGCGTCCACTTACGAGGCCGCCGAGCCGTGGACGCCGGCGCAGGCCCAGACCTGGGACTGCTATGGCTACCAATTCTCGACCATCGAATACCCGTTCTTGCAGAGCATGAACTGCCGCGTGAGATTGCAGGACAAGTCGGAGCACCGCGGGATGTACCTCTTTACCGTGGCCCCGGTCGGCGATGCCTTCAGCGCAGCGCCAGAGCAGTCGAAGGAGTTTTACTTCATCCAGCTCGAGAACGGGCGATACACGGCGCAGCCGACGAACCATGTGCTCGTCGAGGATCGCTCGTTTACGCGGAAGGAGATGGGGTGGCCAAACTTCCTGCGTAGACAGGAAGACTGGTACAGCGCGGAGGAGGTGCCGCGATGAACCGCGATGATGTGATACGGACGGCGAGGGATGCCCATAGGGATTTGGTAACGCTAGATTATCCCGGACATGCCGGACAACTTGACCCGTGGACTATAACCTTGCTCGAACGCTTCGCCGCCCTCGTTGCCGCAGCAGAGCGCGAGGCTTGCTGCAAAATCGTTTACGGTCAATGCGAGTCTGATAATGTTGCTCAACGAACTGTAGAGGCTATCCGCGCAAGGGGTGAGGTGCCGCGATGAAGCCCGACTGGGACGAGCTTTTCGAGCTGCTGGGCCACGCGCTGATTGGCTGCCTGCTGATCCTGCTTTTCTGCTGGGCCTTGGTCGAGGTGATGCAGTAGGCTAGAATTTGATTTAGGAGGCGGGCTCCCCCTCCAAACTGGGCACGGCATAAGCCACCCAGAATCATGGCGAGCCGAGGAGAAGTGTTTATGAGTTTGATTATTAGCAATTCGGGCGGCGGCAGCTTCGAGCCCCGCAAGCCCCTCGAGGCCGGCGCGCACGCGGCCATCTGCGACATGGTGGTGGACCTCGGCGTGCAGCCGAGCCCAGGCGGCCAATTCGCTCCAAAGAGAACCGTCGTGCTGCGGTTCCAGATCCCGTCCATCAGGGTGGAGATCACGAAGGACGGCGAGACGAAGGATTTGCCGGCGGTCATCAGCCGCACCGTGGGCCTCAGCCTCAACGAAAAGTCGACCCTGTACGCCTTGCTCACCGCCTGGCGCGGCAAGTCGTTTACGGCCGAGGAGCTCAAGGCCTTCGACCTGTCGAAGGTCGCCGGCAAGCCCGCGTTCATTAACGTCACGCACGCGACGAAGAACGACCGCACCTACGCGAACCTGACCAGCATCATGCCTATGCCCAAGGGGATGACGGCGCCGGTGCTCGAGGGCGAGGCGCTGGTCTACTCGACCGACGCCCCGAACGGGGTGATGTTCGACAAGCTCCCGACGTGGATGCAGGAGAAGATCGCCAACCGCGTGATCGACATCCCGAAGGCGGCGCCGAAGGCGGCACCGGCCGCGCCGACCCCCGCCGGCGGTGAGTCATTCGTCGACGACGACCTGAGCTTCTGACCGTGCCTACCGCGAAACTTGGATACAGGGCGGCCGACGGGAAGCGAATCCCGTCCGTGACCACGGTGCTCAAGATTAAGGACCCCGGCGCCTTGATCAACTGGGCCTATAAGACCGGGCGAGACCACGGGATGCTGGAGGGGCGCGGCGAACCCGCCCCGGCCGGCCTCTACGAGGGCTCGGACATCCTCGCCATAGGCACGGCGGTCCACGCCATGTGCGAAGCGTGGGTCAAGGGCGGAAACCCGCAGACCGTGCTCACCGAGGCGCTGGACGCAAAGACGGTCGTGGACCGCGATGCGTTCAAGCGCCAGGCGGGGTCGGCGTACTCGGCCTTTGAGTTCTGGTGCCGAGGCACTCAGCTTGAGATTATCGACTGCGAGGTGCAGGTCATCAGCGAGGCGCACCGGTACGGCGGCACCTTGGACTTCATAGGCAAGTTGGACGGCAAGCTGGTGCTGGGCGACTTCAAGACATCAAACGGGGTTTACCCCGAGATGCTTTGCCAGCTCGCGGCCTACGCCAAGGCCTACGAGGAATGCACCGACAAGAAGATCGACGGCGGGTACCACCTGCTGCGCTTCTCGAAAGAGAACGGCGACTTCGGGCATCACTACTACCCCTCGCTCGACGACGACGCATGGCCGGCGTTCCTGCACCTGCGGGCGCTGTACGACCTTCACGAGAAGCTCAAGAAGAGGGCCGCGTGATGAAGCGCATGAAGCTCGACGACGACGAGTGGGAGGCCCTCATCCGCGACGACGCCGACGAGGACATGGTGAACAACCCGGCCCATTACAGGCTGGTGCTGCCAAGCGGCGAGGAGGTCGAGGCGATCGACGTCATCCACGCCGCGCTCGGCAGTCTCCAGACGGTGGCCTACTGCCGTGGGGCGGCCATCAAGTACTTGATGCGCGCAGACAAGAAAAAGGCCTACGCGCAGGATCTGCGCAAGGCTGCTTGGTACTGCTCACACGCGGCCGCCATACTTGAAGACCTGAGTCTAGACGACTGACCACCCGCGAGCGGAGCGCACCCCCCTGGAGCGCCGGCCCCATCTCCGCAGCCGGCCACTTACCCGAACTTTCGGCGTAAGTAATCCATGCTCAGAGGCATCAGGTCGTAGTTTCCTGCGCGCACCTCGTTGAGCACGACGATGCCGGACCACTCCGACCGCTGCACATCCTCGGGCCGATACCCCTCGTGGTCGATGTAGAAGCGGCCGCAGACGAGGCCGTGCTTCACATGGTCTGGGTACTGCTTCGACCCATACAGGAAGCCCTGCTGGTGGCCCTGCACGAAGCTCGAGCCGATGTGCCCGAGGCGGCTCGTGATGGTGCCGCCTATGGGGCGGCCAGAAAATGGGTTCGGGAAATAATGGCAATACTTGATGCCGTCGATCTCGACAATCTCGAGGAACTTAGGGCGCTCCCAGTCCAAGGTCTGGCAATTATGCGAGCCGATGGTGCCCTTCCACTTGGGCTCGCGTGACGCCACGCGATCCGCGCGCGCCTCGTGATTGCCTTGGATAAATACCTTGCGTGGGTTCCATTGTTTCCGCTTTCCCTGCACGCGCCGCGATTGGTCGGCCATCATCGGCGCGCAGAGTCGCCGGAATGCCTCGTTCCCGGCCTCAACATCTTCCTGGTATCGGGTGCCCTCAAGCTCCTGAGACCCCGGCTCGCTGTGCGAGTTGAGCGACGGGAAGTCCCACCAGTCGCCGATGCACACCACGACATCCGGCTGGTATTCGACGATGGCTTGAGCTGCCCACTCGACGTGCTCTGTGTTGGCCCCCGGCTTGATCTGCGCGTCGGGGATGATGAGGTGCCGCTTGGGGGTCATCTAGTGGCCGTGGTGAACGTCTGGAGCGCCTGGTGCAGGATCGCCCCAAAGTTGTCCACGAATACCTCGTTGAACGAGAGCTTGTGGTTCATGGCGTCAAGGAGGGCGTGCGTAAACTCATGGCAGAAGGCATGGCCCAGCTCGGTGTCCCCGAGCTCGTTCCGCAGAGCGATAACGTGAGATGTGGGGTCGAAGATGCCGACCGCATCTTTAGGGAGTTTAAGCCGCCGCCAGCTAACATCCGTCAAAATCTTGACGCGCACCTCGTGGCCGTGGATCTGAAACCGGCGCGGGATGCCGAGCTTCTTGTAGCGGTCTACTTTGCTACCCACCGCTGGAGCTCCCCGAGTCGCTCGGCGTCTCGCTCGCAGGCGGCGAAATGGTCCGCAAGAGCCGCTCCCTCGTTGCCGGGCTCTCCGGCGGCACCATCAGCCGGGACGGGGGCGATACCTGGGCCGGGCACGGGACAGGCCGGGGGGTGGCGCAGCCTGCGAGCAAGCTCGCGCCCACGGCGATCAGCGTCGCCCAGTTTAGACTCGAGGTCACGCTCCACCCCCTCGCGTTTCGCGTTAGCGGCCCGCAGGGCCTCGGTGGCGGCCTCTGCCGCCCTCGCCCTGTCTGCGTGCCACTCTGCCTTGACAGCCGCCGTGCCGGCCTCGTAGCCCGCCCGGTGCGCCGCACGGTAGCCGAACCACCCGGCGGCCGTCAAGGTCACGGCCAGGGCGAGCCCCAGCCATAGCCGGATCAAGCCGGGTCGGCCTTCTTCTTAGACAGCACCGACCAGACGGCCGCGGCGATGGTCGCGGCGGCGCCGGCGACGGCTGCGACCGTCTCAGCATCGGCGAGACCCTTGCCGACCAGGTAGCCGCCGACCGCGGCCACGATTGCGCGGACGATGCCCGCGATTTGTTCACCGTTCATGTGTACCTCTTACGCTTCGTTGGTGGAGCTCGTCGCCCCGTTGGAGGCCACCAGCGGTAGTCTGGTGGCCCGGATTGGAACCGTCGAGGGCCACCGATAGCCGAGGGCCCGCGCGCGATCGAATAGAGCGAGGCTCACGGCGTTGCCTTGGTTTCCGCCCAGCACCATCAGGCGCCCCATCTCGTCGGTGCCGGCGACGAAGCCCACATGGCCGCCGCCCTTTCGCTCAAAGACCGCGATGCAGCCGGGGATCGGGTCGGGGATGCTGACCCCGAACTCGAGCCACCCCCGCGCGCGGTACCAATGCTTCGGCGGGACTAGCCCCTCCTTGCGCATGACCGCCGCAACATAGACCCCGCACCACGGGGTCTCGTCGTCGCGCCACCACGCCTTGAGCTCGAGGAGCCACCGCGCAATGACCGGCGCCGTCGCCTTGCCCGGCGTCTCGCGCAGGCCAAGGTAGCGCCGCGCGCGGTGCATCCATGAGGGCTCGGTCATCGCTCCTCCGTGGACAAGAGGCCCGGGAGCCGTCCACCGAACTGCACGCTCTCAAATCTCTTGAGTTGCCTGGCGGCGTCCTCTTGGAGGAGCTTGCGATCCTCTGCCGACAACCGCTGAAGGATGGCACGCTGCTGCTGCGGGTCGATTTCCGTCAGCATCTTGGCCATGTCCTCGCGCACGGCCGGGGTGAGGCCGCGCAACCGACCCTGCGCCATGTTGAGGATGGTCATCAGCCTAGAGGCCGTATTGCCGCTCACGAACTCGGCGGTCTGCTCCGCGCGCGCCAATTGGTCGACGCCGCCGCCAGCCGCCGCCGTGGTTCGCGCGGTGCGCGAGCCGAGGTTGGGGTTGACGTTGCGAGAAAACTCTTGCAGCTGTCGCTCTGCCTTGATGCGCATCACCGCCTGCGCGGCGGCTTCTGGGCTCACTGCGAGGAAGTCTAGCAAGTCCCTGTTCTGGCGCGACGAGGTGAGGGCGCGCGCGAGGTTGGCGTCGTTCATTGAGGCCAGTTGGTTGTAAAAGACATCGCGCGCGGTGTCGCGCATGACGTCGATTTGATCCGGCCTTAATTTACGAAGCGTCGTCGCGCGGTCCGACTGCGCCATGTTTATAAATTGCTTTCCAAGCTCCGACATTTTAAGCAGGTCGGAATCCTCCGCGAACCGCGCGCGTGCCGCCCCATACTCCGGAACGGCGTTTTTGGTGAGTGCGTCAAGATCGTCGAACAGCGCCTTAATCCCGAAAGCATTTACATCTTGGTTGCGAAACGCATTGTCTCTCTTGGTGCTGACGGCACGCATCAGATAGTCAAGCCCGGCGACGGTCGGGTAAGCGTTCTGGATTAGGTTGCCGTCCTTGTCGATGAGGTCTGGCAGCTTCAGTCCTTCCTGTCGAGCTGCATTGAGTTGCGCCGACTTGTACAGCTTACGCAGGAGCGGATCGCCGGCGATGAGGTTTACGATTTCATCGTCCTGCACATAGCCGACCGCGCGCGCCTTGCCGTAGAGGTCGCTCGCGTTGGCGTTGCGGAGCTTGTTGTACTTCTCGAGGATGTCCTGCGCGAACTGGCGGTTGCCGCCGGTCATCTCGTTGACGATGTTCATCACGCGGCCGCCGGAGCCGGCGAGCGTTTCCTGAGAGAACTCTCGCACGACATCGCCAGCCGCCCCGCCGCCGATGGCGGCGCGCTCGGTAGCGCCCTGCCCAGACTGCCCCATCATCAAGCCAAGCGGCCTAATCTCTCCGGGTCGCCTCTGGGCGATGTCCTGCAGCATCTGCCTGGACGTAAGCGGACCCTCGCGCATGGCGGCGAGCATTTCTTGGGAAGCGACCCGCGGTTCATCGGGGCGCATGGCGCGCTGGAAGATGTCGCGCGCACCGCGCGCGCCTGCCATGAGGCCACCAAAAGCAGGCCCGGTCACCGCGCCGCCGCCGGCGCCTACGACGGCCCCCGCGAGCCTGCCGTCAGGGCCAGCCTCGAGGCCGCCCTGGACCGCGCCGGTCGTCGCGCCTGCGCCGGCCTGCGCGCCGAGCCGCCCCAGCGTGCTTTCCACCGCGCCGAGCTTGCCGAACGGGTTAGGAGAGAGCAGAGCCCCGGCAAACTCTGACGCGCCATATGTAAACGGGTTGGCGCGGCGCATGGACTCGCGCTCCGCCGCCTGTTCGCGCAGGCTTTGCTCATAGGGCATCACGCCGGCCGCGCGCTCAACGGCCGCGATCGCCTCATCCGCGCCACCGTAGGTAATCCCCTGCCCGAAGGCGCGGATACCCGTCTGGAGCATCCCAGGCGTCTCTGTCCGCGGCGCGGCGCGCATCTTCTGCTGCCGCACGCGCTCGATGACTTCCGGGCTGGTCCCCTCGGGGAACTCCGCGATGGTGCCGTCCGGCATTGGTACCTTGATGCTCATCGCGTCACCTTGTTTCCTTTCTCGTCGTACTGCTCGACCACGCCGCCGCTCTCAAGAAGCGAGCGGATCATCTGCGCCTGCACATCCACCGGCAGCATCGGGTTGGGGAACTGTCTGATGCCGATTTCAACATCGGGGCCGGTGATGGGGCCGGTCGGGTTCTGCGTCATGGCGACGCCGGCTCCGCCCGATGTGGACGGCCCGATGAGGTCAGCGTTCGCCGACTCTACGATGCCTCGCGCGAAGTCACCGACGAGCGGAAGATTGGTCATCATCCTCGCCCTGCCGCCCTGCAACACTCGGCCGCCCTTTTCCTTGATGAGATTCTCGATTTCGACCGGGCTCTTCTTGCTAATCTCTTGGAGACTTAACCCGGTAATGTTGGCTGCGTATTGCAGCGCAGCGTTGCGGACAATGTTAGCGCCCGAACGCTGCCGCTCGTTCATGCCAGCCATCGGCCCCTCGGTCGGCGTAGCACCGCCTGCGCCGGGGCGCTGGACTATGGTGCCGTCTCGCCGGCGGACTACGGTGCCGGGAGCAAGTCCTTCAGCCGCAACTTCAGCCGGAG